TCCTTGTTCTTTATAGAATTTTCTTAATTTAGACAGTTCTACATCATTTTTAGTTATAGCATTAGCTGGCAGCCATGTATTACCAAGTTTAGTGCTACCCCTACTAATATTAAGAACAGATTCTAATTCTCTAGCAGTTTGTTTATATTTTGCAATTAAAGCATCTAACTCACGTGGGTCTCCAAAGAAATCTCTAGGTTTTAGTGAAAGTTCTTTAATTCTTTTATGTAAAGCTGTGAGAGTCGCTCCAGCAGTTTTATAACTTAAAACTAAACTATCTTCATTGGCAAGTAACTTTTGGTATATTTCAGTAGAACTTGGTTCTGCAATTCCATAGAACTGCTTCATCCCAATTAATCCACCAACAATTGAAGCCTCTCTACCACCCTTTGGAGGTTTCATTGGGCTAAACATAGTTTGCCCCATTTCTTTAAATCTTCCAGAGGTAAACACATCTTCAGACATTTGTTGTGCAAATAAGGCAGTCCCAAATTTTTTGACTTTAGTTACAAAAGATTTGTCTAATTGCATATCTAGACGTTGTACAGCACTTAAAGCACTACCAGCACTTTTTCTAATATCTGAAAAAGGGTCTTTATCTCCCAAACCTTCATCAATTGCTTTACGACAAGATATAATTGCTTTTTCTAAACTTTTTAATGGTGTAACCCCAGATGTAGGTATAATACTTTGTAACCTCTTTAGACCAGCTTCAAGATTTCCAAGACCTTTCCAAAGACTTTGCATAATATCAGCTTTAGACCCACCAGTAGTTATTTCTTCAATTGGTTGAGCTAGAGAATTTTTTATATTTCTAGAAAAGTCGGAGATTTCACGTTCAACTTTTTTTAAATCTTCTGTAACAATTTTTAGTTTCAGTTCAAATAAAGAACTATTTGCCAATTGTTTTCTCCTTCTTCTTTTCCTCTGTTACTTTAAAATCCTTCGAACAGGTTTCACACTTTTCATCAGGCATACCAACTTTTATACCCCTACTAATTTTACAAGCCCTACAGTAATCTTCAAGTTTATTATCCTTTTCTCCAACTCCTAAAAATCCTAGAACAGCTTCCCTAAAAAGCAAATCACGTTGTTTATATTCTATATATGGTTTAATATCTTCTGGTGTATATCCCCATATAATTATATCTCGTTTTGTGATGTCTCCACTGGAGAGGAGGACACAGACTTCTTCGAGCCAATTGTCATTTTTTCCCCTATCTTCTCTATTGTTTTTCCCATCTTTTCTGCCAACAAAGAGATTGGGGTGCAGTCGAAAAAATCTTCCACTATCTCCATAGTCATTTCTGGGGATAGTTCAAATTCTAAATCATTTGCTATTTTTTCCAAATCTTTATCCTTCAATGACATATTTGGTATATGAAAAATTATAGCAAATGCCATAGGAAGTCTATCACCAAAAGCACTAACCATATTCAAGACATTAGAATCTTCAGGTAATACCACACCTTCAAGTAATTTCATAAGTCTAGAAATCTGGCCAAGAACTAAAGGCTTCATCCTATATTCTACTTCACCAATTTTATAAAGGTATTCTGTTTCTGATAACTTCATTGAGTCCCCCTTAGACTTTTAATTTTAAAAATAGGGAGTTGGTTTTTCACCAACCCCCTTTGGAGCTTGTTACATTATATTACCTTGTGTCTGTGTATTCCATACAATCATTCTAAGTGTAGAAGCTTCTGTATCATTATTATAATACCCAATAAAAGGAAGTTCTACAAGTACACCAGCAGGGCCATTAACTACAGGGTCTTGTGGCTGATACAACAGTTCATCAATGAATATATCAATTTTTTCATTGTATGCTGCACCTGTGCCATTACCTTGCGTTAATGTAATCTGTAAACTTGATTCCTGATTGTTAATAGCTTTGTTGTAGAGTGTCATATTTTCAAACAAAGCAGTCAATGTACCAGAAACTTTTACCAAACCTTCAGGCAGTGAGTATCTTTCACCAGTACCGTCAATTACATAAACTGAGTTATCAAGGTTGTTCTCAAGTGTCAGTTCAAGTCTTGTAACTATGCCTAAAGTAGACCCACCTTCTGTAATAGCAGCCTGAAATCCATCAAATTGCTGACCCACTGCATCATCAGAATAATCTAATGCACCAGTTAATTTTGCAGAAGTTGTTACAGTCTGTGCTGAACCTATTATTGAAAACACAGTTTCAATAAAGCCTTCAGGTGCAAATGTCATCCTCATACTGTTTACTTTGCAGCCAGCATATGTAAAATATTCAGGTGTTGCCAAATCTGTAAATTGTTTTTCTATAGTCAATCCAGGAGGTAAATTACTTATTACAAACGTATGTGAATAAGGGCTAGTACCAGATGTAGTAAATGTACCTAATGCATGATAAAACATCTTAGTCATGTATGGAGTTAATTCTACAGTTATATCACCTGTTACATCTTTGTTACCCCTTGCTGGATTTAGTGGGTTTCTATTTGCCCTGATTGTTTGGGAATCTATGAGATTTCTTGACAACCTCAATGATTCAGAAACGAATGGCAGGACATGCGGATTACTATTTGCTATTGTCTTAAATGTTGCTTCTGTACCTACCAATAATTTTGAATTACTACCTCTTGCTTGAGCCATCTGCTATACCTCCTTTATAAGTTTCTTCTTTGGTTTCTCTATAATTAATTCAGTTTCAGGTTCAGGTTCTACCCAATACTTAAACTGTCCACGTTTAACTAGCAAATCAGCAATAACATCATCAGTAACTTCTTTAGGAATACCTTTAGTAAACTTACCTAATTCCATAATACTTAATGTTGGTGAACCTGTGTCATAATATATTTTTCTCATTATACCTCCATATCCCCAAGGGTATGTCTATAAATTATCCTATAAGGAATAATCATATCTTCTATTTGTTTTGTTGGGTCAATAGTTAAAAAATCTACACCCATTCTTTCTGACCATTCAGCATAATTACCTAATTTATAGTTAGCATACATTTCTGTATGAATTAAATCCAATAAATCTTCTAAATCAGCATCTATAGCCCTAACTAGTAATACCACATACCATTCCCATGTTTCTTTACCAATTACAGCATTTTCACCTTCTAGATATTTTGTTTCCTTATCTGAATATATAAAACATGCTGGTAGTGGTGATGTCTCAATATCAGTAGTAGGTATCTTAGCACTTCCAACTTCTACAGTCTTAAAGTTAGAAATACCTTGTATCACTGTTTTAATTTTATTTAATATATACTGTCTTTTAGTCATGGATAAATCCCATATACCTTATTTCTATTAAAGAAATCTGTTATTCCTCTTACAGCTAATTTATGATAAACCCTAGATAAATCTTCAGTCATAACATTTCTAATTTCTTCAGTGCTAATAAAAGGTCTTCTAATAACCTCTTCTTTAGCCCAAAACAAAATTTGCCTCCAACTTCTAGGACTAACATTCTTTCTAAAACCTTTAGGTGAACGTGTACCAGATTTTGGATAATCTCCTTTGTACCAATACGGTGCTCCTCCATATTTAGCTGGGTTAAATTTTACAGTTGTAATACCAAAGTCTCTAATTCTAGCATTTGGCTTAATACCTCCAGCTGTATTAGGTATTGTCAAGTATTTATGACCCTTTGGTTTTACTAATACATCTCTATCACCAATTATAGTAGCTAAATGTGGAGCATAAATATAATTAAAATAAATGCCATAGTTAGAACTATACTGATTAACCCTTTCTTTAAAATCAAATGTGGCTCTATCTAATCTTCTTGGTCTTCCAGGATTCTTTATATAAGAATAAATATGATTTACAACCTTTTCTCTAATCCTTCGTAAATCACTATCAATGTGATTATATACATAATCATTGACATGCTTAGTAAGACCAGATACCTTCTTAGGTAAGTCAAATTTTGGTCTTTCTCCAAGTTTAAATTCTAGTCTTACATTAGGTGCTATAGCCATATTAATAGTCCATTGGTGATTTTCTATACATCCGTAAAATATTCTTAACTTCTGGAAGTAAATCTCCAGCATATAGTGTACTAACTGAACCATCAGGCAGAGATATAGATGTCAATCCTATATCTTTTCTACGCCTAAATACAAAAGCCACCTGCAATAAACAGGCATAACCTATAGCATCTGGTACAGATAATACATAAGTTGTCTTACCACCAACCATTGTCAAAGAACCTGTATACCCACCTGTATATGTAATATACATTTCTTTAGGCTGTGTAAAGGTTGTAGTATAATCAAATTCAAATAAACCTTCATCAGCCCACAAATAATAATCATCATTAACAGTTTGAGCACTAGTATCAACAACAACTGTTATAGTAGCAGTATTATCCACAGGATAACCACTGACATAGTACTTTCTTCTTCCTGTAGTAAAATACTGCGTTCTCTGTTCTTTTAATAACTGCCTATTTAAAAATGTCTGTATCCTATCAGACACATTTTGAATAAGTGTATTTATCAAAGAATCATAGTCTGTAACAGTAATATCAAGAAAAGCTTTAACTTCACTTAATGATACCAGCATTAATGAGGGCATTATTTACCTTTCTTTTTAACTTCAGTAGATTTAATCATCCTATTAACAGTAATATCCACTATTTCTTCTTTTTCCCCGTTACTGGTACTTGCTGCTGTTTCTTTGGTTTCTTTGCTTTCTTTTTGTTTCCCATTTTCCACCTTCCAAGATTGAGTTTCTAAAACCTTCTTTAAGAAGGGGGCGGGGATTTCTTCCCCCGCCTCATATTTGTTAATTCCACAAAACACTACATATCCATTTCTAACAGTAGCCATACATCTCCCCCTTATACTGTTTTAAATACTTCTATTACACTGGATATGTTTTTGCTGAACCCAGAATACCATGAGCGTCAACTATAGCATAAGGCCCAGTTCCACCATTAAACTGTACTGTTACAACACCTCTAACATATCTAGCCAGTGGTTTAAGGTCAACAGCAATTTCAGTTTCAGTATAGGTGTTAGTAACATTGTGTGTGCTGGATGCCCCAGTTACATCTGTATATGTACTATTATCACTAGAATCCTGAACTTTACATGTAACAGTAACACCAAGCGGTGTACCCAGAGGCTGGCAGTTCCCAAACACAAAAACTGCTGACTCATACCCTAATCTATCTGCACCTGCACCATTTACCGTAGATTCGGTAGAACCAGCACCTACAGTCTGGGGCGCAATAGAAAGGAAGCTATTTATTGTATCTCCTAAATCTCTTTTCATACATTTCCTCCTATTAATTTTGTAATAGGGGGGAAATCCCCCCTATATAATTTTTAAGCAATTGTTGCATCATTAATCAAACAAAATGATTCAGGGTGTCTAACTGCTACATCCACATCCTGTATGATTCTAACCCAGGTCTGGTTCTTTGCAAATGCATCAGATGTTTCTCTGGATGCCATAATTTCCAAACCACCCCACTGACCTATAATCAACTCTGACCAGTTAGCAAAATAGATTTCAGTACAGTTTGTTGAAGAACCTTTTGTCAGGTTTACAGGAATCTGTGTAGTCATTTTATAGGGATGACCCATCCAAGAAACCAGTGAAGATTCAGATGTCATAGGCTGGATTATATAATCACCACCAGTATCCGTAGAATACTGAGCTACTTTAGTTTTTACCAATCTCCTTCTAGTTGCAGGGTGGAAAATATAACCAAGATTTCCTCTATATGCATTATCATACTGAAGTTCATACTGCATGTCATAGAGGTGGTCAAATGTAGGTGCTCCACCATCTGTACCTATAGCAACAGTATTAATGCTAGCTGTATTTGCAATACCTATAGGCTGCCCTGCAACACCAGTACCTCTTAAAGCAGCCAAATCAATTGCCAAAGCAATAACTCTAGCAATATCACTTCTAACCATAGCTTCTACTGAGGGGTTAGAAAGTCTAAGCAGTCTATTGGACATTTTTACCATAGCTGCTACTGCTTTAGGGGTTAATGCAAGCTGACCAGCAGACAAATCTGAATCTGTAATAGAAGCATTTTCTTCTACCCAGTAAGCAGTTGCTCCACCAGTCTGTTTCGGGATTTCAACAGGAACACCAGAAAGATTACTCAGTACTGTTGCCCCCATCTGGTTTACAACAGATTCTGCTGTA